CTTCGTGTTCAAAAGTGAAATACATGTGCTATTGATTTAAATGGTTATTGATTACCTTTGTTGGGTACAAATCTACACTAATTTTCCAATAGTGCAACTTTTTACCCGTGAATTTTTAAAGTTTTAACAAATCGACTGCGTAAGCTATAACATAAAAAAGCATTACAACGCATGGCTTGACAAGGCTACAAGGCTCGCTCACGATAAATGTAAAGGAAGTGATTTGCTACATGAGGTATTAGCCAGGCTCATGGATAGACCAGAGCAGGATGTGCAAGACATCGTGTGCAGGGGCAAGGTAGAGCAATATGTAAACCGTGCATTGTGGTTAAGTTGGCACAGCAACCGCAGCGACTACGCGATAAAGTACCGCAAGTATTACGAGCTGCACACGGAGAAGGGCGCAGAAGACACAAAGCAGGATGAAACATGGATAGGCGCATTTATCGATGGTGAGTATTTGTACAGTGCAATAGGGCGCATGCATGAATTCGATGCAATCCTGCTGCGACTTTACAGCAAACCTGATTTTAATTACAAAGAACTGAGCGCGACTACAGGCATACCATACCCATACCTGCGCACAGCCATACACCGTGCATTAAAAAAGATTAGAACCTATGTTGAACTTCAACGTGCCGCTGCACATTCAAAGAGAGAGGCTGGCGATTTGTAAAAAGTGCAAGTTCTTCAAGCCACTTACGCAGTCATGCGGCACACTTATCGTGGGCAATACTGTAGATCCTGAAGAGAATAGCGTAACGTACTACAAGGAGAAGATAAAGCTGTGCGGTTGCATCATGCCAATAAAGACCATGTTCAGGTTTGCATCATGCCCGGCACATAAATGGTTTGCACTTGACTGGAAGCAGGAAGAGATTGCGGAGTTAAACGAGTTTATTCACCGCATCCATAAGGCGAATAAGATTGAACCGCAGGATTTGCAGCAGTTGTACAAGTGGGCGAGTAAAATGACAGGTGTGCATCAACAACCATCGGGGTGTGCATCGTGCATACGCGACCTTATTAACGAATTCCGCAGGCAGCTGAACAAAATAGATAGCAAATAACAATATCTTATCGAACGATATGGAAAAGACACGAAACGACAAAGGTCACCTGCTTCCTGGGCATGGTGGTCTAAAACCGAAAGGAGCGGTTAGTGAAAAGACAAAGATGTGGAACGAATTAGGCGAGTGGTTCACCCAACAGGGTGCAGCCAAGTGCATGCGCATAATGAATGACATGGAAGATGAAGAATACATCAAACACTACACTGCGCTGCTGGAATACTTCAAACCAAAACAGGCACGCATCACGCACAGCGGAGATGAAAAAGCACCGGTAATTATTCAGGTGCATTCAGACCTGTAACAAAAAGGAATCAAAAACTACAATAACACACAACATGAAGTTAAAGCTAAACATAGCAGCCAATGCCAAAGGTGTATCACTTGCTAAGTACATCGACTACCAGAATGCGGTCGATAAGGTGGAGCAGGTGCATATCATCACGGGCAAGAGCAGCGAAAGCATACGACTACTACAGGCGAGCATCATTGATGAAATCATCATGCAGTTCGAAGCAGCCATTAAGTTAGGCAGTAACGACTTTGAACGGAAGGTGCGAGCCAACGCGATTGAGTTAGGGTTCATTCCTAACCTGCAAGAGATGACCTTTGGTGAATATGTGGATTTGGATAGCGCATGCACCAACCTGTACCAAAATGGTAAGGTGAATGGTGAGGCTGCGCTGAAGATGATGTGCATACTATACCGCCCTATCAAAGCAAAGTTCGGCAACTACTACGACATTGAGCCATACAAGACTGAAGCAAAGCGCAAGTATGCGGATGCGGTGAAGGAGTTAACGCTTGACCATGTACTGAATGTGCTGCTTTTTTTTTCGACTTTAGAAATCGAGCTGTACAACAGTTCCCTAGAATATTTGGCAAAGGAGATAACGGAGATAGTGGCGGAGATGACAGCGGAACACCAGACGGCTTAGAGGTGTATGGATGGTTTCACATCATTGAGAGCCTTGCCGACAGGGACATAACGAAGTTTGATGCGGTAACAGAGCGCAACGCATTTGAAGTATTTACGCACTTGACATACTTAGCCGATTATGTGTATGTGCAGAAAGTAGAAATGAGAAAAAGACAACACTGATGAAAAGTTACAACTATAGCTACAACGTACTTATCAATCGACTTGAGGCATTTGCTGCAGGTCACTTTTTGATACGCAGGTTCACGCACGGACAAATCGATATGAGCGACCAACTTCAGGACGATCAATATCCGTTCATGCACGTTACGCCCGATACGATTGAGCCAGTGCCAGGTGCAATGAACTTTGGTTTTCACATCATGTTTGCGGACATCCCACGCGACAAGGAGTATAAGGCAGAGTACCAACGCGAGGTAATTAGTGATTGCATACGATTAGGGCAGGACTTGATTGCTGAAGTAAAGAATGGACTTGAGTTGTTTGGCTTCGATGTGCAGCTACTTGAAACGCCCACGTTCGAACCATTCATGGAAGAACAGAAGAACACGGTCACGGGTGTTGCATTTACGTTAAAGCTTTCCGTTCCGTGGGACTGGAGTGCATGCGACATTCCTGCGATATGGGCAGTAGGTGGTGCAAGTGGTTCAGGTGGTGAAGGCACAGGCTACGGCATAACGCTTCGCACCAATGGTGTTGACAACGTAGTGCAAACGCTGCTTGATTTGGTTGAAGGCACGAACATAACCATAACTGATTTAGGCAATGGACAAGTAAGAATCGATTCAACAGGTGGCGGTGGTGGCAGTGGTGAGTTTGTAAGCACTGAATACAATGCTAACCACACAACTGCAACAGGAAACCAATATGTAGTAGGTGACAGGGTATGGTACAACGGCAACGTGTATCGATGCATTGCAAACAATGACGCATTGCTTCCAACCAACACAACGTACTGGACACTTGTTGCGGTAGGTTATAGGTTGCGTCAATCGCCTGTAGATTGGAATGCAACGAGCGGTGACTATCAAATACTGAATAAGCCAACCATTCCTGCGGCACAGGTTAACTCCGATTGGAATAGTGTAAGTGGTGTGTCTGAAATCTTAAACAAACCAACTATACCTGCGGCACAAGTCAATAGTGATTGGAATGCGGTTAGTGGTGTTGCTGAAATCTTGAATAAACCAACCATACCAACTACACTTGACAGCTTAACGGATGTGAACACGCCTGCACCAACAAACGGGCAGGTACTAACTTACAACACAAGCACAGGTCAATGGATAGCATCTACACCTTCGGGCGGTGGTGGTGGCACGGTAAATAGCGTTGCACTTTCAATGCCTGCGCCTGCGAATCCTGCATTCAGCGTGGCAGGTTCACCCGTTACCAATACAGGCACACTTGCGGTTTCAGCAAATGGCACTATAGATCAATATGTAGATGGCACAGGCGCACTTCGCACAATGCCTTCAACAGGTGGTGGTGGTGGGCAAATCTTCTACTTCAATGGTAATACTTCGCAAGGTACAATTGCAGGTAATCCATACTACCAATTAGGCACAGCAGCAGGCACAGGAGCAGCGGCTAACTTTACTCGTGCAACGACAGGTGTTATTGCGCGATTCATTACAGATGTGGGCAGCCCTAACCATCTTTTGTTACCTTCAGGTGTATGGACAATCGATGTGTACTTAAGCGAAACAGGTGGCGGCTCAAACAACGCTGAGATATTAGCCAAGCTATACACATACAACGGCACAAGTTTCACGCTCATTGGCACTTCGCCAGTTGAGCAAATCACCAACGGAAACGTGATAGACCTGTATACGTTTGGTATTTCAGTACCTAACACGGTCACACTTGCAACCGACCGCATACACATTGAGTTCGATATTCAAAACACCAATGGCAAGACCGTTACACTGTACACTGAGGCGAGCCGAGTTGGTGAAGTGCATACCACTTATGCAATTGGTATAAGTTCATTGAATGGCTTAACCGATAACACGCAGAACTTTGCGGTTGGCACAGCAGGTACTGACTTCAATATCAATAGCGCAGCAGGTACACACACGTTTAACCTACCAACTGCAAGTGCGGCAAATCGTGGCTTGCTTTCAACAACCGATTGGGCTGCGTTCAATGGCAAGCAAAACAACATCGGACTAACTACGGTAGGTAATGCACTCGCCACGCTTACCAATCCTAATGCAATAACCTTCCTTCGCGTAAATGCCGATAACTCGGTTACGCCACGCACACCTGCGCAAGTTGTAACTGATTTGGGAATAAGTTCAAACATTATTCTAAACCGCAACTTTGCAGATACAGCCGCAATCACGGGAACGATTGCAAATACTTTAATATTTAGCGTGTTGATTCCTGCAAATACATTTCAAACAAATGATTGGATTACAACAAGACTTAATGCAAAAACTACGGGAACAGGGGGAGCGGGTTTTTTAGTTTTTTTAAATACCTCTGCCGCAATTGGGGGGACACAAATTGGCGGTTGGACGGCTGCCTTAAATACGGCTTCGATGTTTGAGCGAAACTTTATGATTACTGCAACGGGCGCATCAGGGTCAATTAAGTACGCTCCTTTTACCGGTGCTTCTCCCTATACGCCACAAAACGTATCGTGGACATCACTCACTTTTAACACGACCATTGACCAGTATTTGGTTTTTACGATTCAAAATAACAACGTAGCAGGGTCATCAACTACACATGGAAATCTGATAACTATAACACGATAAAATGAAAAATATCCAACCACTTGACATTTGGAGCGATGGTGATACAAAGACAGCCGTATGTATCCGACTTTACATCAGCTATGATGACCTTGCAACACGGGCTGCTTTTCAATACGCCTTGTGCGATGTTGATGGTGTAACCATTTACGAAGGGCAAATACTTATTGAAGGTCAAACCTATTTAGACTGGGGCAGTAGTGGTGATTCAAACAATGAAGCATACACCATTGCAGCAGCACAATTGAACATCACACTTGCGTAATGGCAGATGCTTTTGAAGACATACTAAACGAGTACGCAGTCGCAGTCATAGAACGTGCGCAATCGAACTTACGCATCAAACGAAGGGTGCGTGGTAAGGTTGTCAATCGCGTTGCTTCAGGCACGTTGTCAAAGTCGCTATACTACAATCTCAAGTTTAGATACAACAAGCCAACGCTTGACTTCACTGTGTCTAATGACAAAGCAGGTAAGTATGCGGATGTGATTGAATATGGGCGCAGACCTTACCCGGGGCAACCGAACAAACGCCCACCTGTTAAGGCCATTGAGGACTGGATAAAATTGAAGCCGTTGAAGCTGCGCAATAACCAGGGGCAATTTATTAAGTCAACTGATGACACTATAAGAGCAGCAGCATTACGCATCGCAATCAACATTGGTGAGCGAGGCATTGAGGGAATTAACTACTACCAAGAAGCAATCAATGACACTTGGGATGAATACAAGGATAAGTTGATAGAAGGCTATGTAAAAGGAATTGAAACACGATTACTACTAAACAAAAGATAATGGCAATAACAATAGAAGACCAGCCGTACAAATGGGCATTGCGAGGGCAGAAGCTAATGATAGTTGCAACGAGTGACCAAATCGGACAGGTTGGTTTCAAGTATGGTGTAGAGGTATATGTGCAAGGCGTGCCTTACAATTTCTATTTGACTCCTGCACCTGATGGTCGGTTGTACTTTGACATGCAGCCATTGTTTGACACGATGCGCAACTATGAGCCACAAAACTTTCACCTTGCCACCAATGATACGCAGCAAGATGATAGTGCATTGACCTACGACTTCCTACTAACGGAATGGTGGATAGTAGATGGGGTGTTTACTGAAAACGAAGGCAGCCGTGTGGATGGTGTAGATGGAATTGTAGTTAACGGATACTTCCAAGTGATAGATGGATACAAGCCGGAAGTAGAAACAGGTAGCCAAAAAGTGAAACAATCGCTCACAAGTACATCATCGTACATGATGAGTGACCGCAACAACAACACTTCGCCATTTTATTTAAGTCAGACATGGGGATTTGGTACTGCAACTAATAGCATTTGGATTCCTGTGCTTGAGAAAGACTATGGTGTGTTGTCGATACCCGGCAATGACACCTATCTAAGCAACAACGTAGCAACTCAATTCCGCATTACAATATTCAGTTCAGCAGGTGCGCCAACGAGCCAAACCATTGCGCTTAATGGTTACGATATTGAAAACCTGCCTGTGTATCCTGCCAACCTTAACGACTGGACAGGGCTAACTGTTGCCCCTTCACTATTTCCTAACTGGAGATGTTACACTGTTGGCATACTTAACGCTGCAAATGGTAGTGTAAGTGAAACCTACATCTTCTACAACGCACACGGCTACGGGCAGAGCGATTGCAATTGGGATAACATCAGACTTGGATGGGTTAACTCGCGTGGCGGTTGGGATTATTTCAACTTCACCAAGAAGTCAGAAACGACAAACGAGATTGAGCGCAAGACATACCGTAAGGTTTTGTTCAATGGCACACCGCAGATATTTACCTTAAACGACAGGTCGCTACTACAACGCCAGAACTTAGCGCAACAAGTAATAACCATTACATCGGATTACATCACCGAAGGCGAGTTTAAACTACTACGATCGTTGCTCGTAAGCAATCAAGTCACGTGGTTAACTGAAGATGCAGGAAAGACTGTTGAAGTACCTGTAAACATAGAAGACACAAGTTTTGTCGAAAAGAAGAACCGCGATGGTAAGCAGTACAACGTAACTTTGAGAGTGCGCCTATCTAACCCATACTGGACATAACATGAACGGAGAAGTACAACTTATAGTTAACACGGGCAGTCTTGAGCAAATCGATAGCATAAGCAATAATCCTGCATTTGTCGGCATTGGTGCGTTATCGCGTTTGATTGTGACAAGCAGACCCGAAGTTGCAGCACTAACTACGGGTGATAGCCTTACGATTATGAATGCGGTTGGTGATAGCGTTGTAAAAACACTCAACTCACCACCTGCTCTCGATTCACCTGTAGTTGGACAAACACGTTTGAACTTTGCAGGCACATGGGCAGATGACTATTCCGCTGCCGCAGGTGGTTACTTCATGTTGGGTGTTGGTGGTGAATACTACTTAGACCTTTTTGAAAACGAAAGCATATCGCAGAACTGGAAGTTTCAAGACCTTAATAGCTTCACAGCGCAAGGTGCATTCACTCGGGAGTTTAGAGTGCCGTATAGCGCAGCTAATCAACTTGCACTTGGTGCGTTGTTCGATGTTAACGTAGATGCAGGTTCATCGAATTACTTTCACTACAAGTTACCTGCAGAGATTCGTGTTGACACGCTACCCATCGCGACAGGTTACGTGCGTGTGCGCAAGATTTACAAGCAGCAGAACCGCATTAACGAGGTTGAGTTAGCCTTCTATGCTGAAACACCCGACGTTGTGCGCAACATTGGCGAGAAGAAGCTCAAGGATATAACCGACCTGCCAAATCTTAATGAAGTAATCGATTACGATAACGTAACTGATGCAACTAACGAACGTATTTGGACACTACTTGAGCGTGGTGAGTTATGGAGCGAAACAAACGAATTGAATACACGCAGTCTATTTGACTTTGACAATCCCGTATACCCTGCCGACCTAACGCCAGCGGTGCGCTATGATTATCTCTTTGAGCAAATACTAAAAGACGCAGGCTTTGAATTGGTGGCAGGCTCGTTATTGAACATACTGTCTACCTACTACATGCCGTGGTTGAATAATAAAACCAATATCGCAAGTGATTCATTCAATGCTTTTTTCTTTAGGGTGTACAATAGTGCTTCAGCATCATTAGGTAATAGCTCTACGCTAATTAACATGAATACTGAGGTATTCGATAACAGCGGTGACTTTACCCCTGGCACTGCAACGTATACCACACCTGCTGATGGTTTCTACACCTTCCGCTTCCGTAACAAGTTTACCTTAACGGGCAACAATAACATCTCATACTTTCTTGACATCGATGGGGTGCTAATCTTCTTGGACAATTTCGATGTGGTCAATAATCAAATCATTGACTTTACGTGGCGCATAGGCATTAATGCCGCAAGTGTTGTTCAGTTAAAAATGAAACGCAATGAAAATGGTGCAGTCACTTTGGTTGCAGGTGATGGTACACTTGACACTTCTATTTGGGAATTAGTCCAAACCGATTTGCACTATGGTCAAACTATTTTCTATGATCTAAATGCTCCTGATGTAAAGCAAATAGACTTCGTGACGGATGTGATTAAGATGCACAATTGCATCATCGTATCGGACAGGGCTGTACCAAACAAGATAAGCATAGTACCGCAAAACAATTATCTTGGAAGTGGTAATGTCTTAGACTGGACAAGTAAGCTTGACATTTCAAAGGATGTCACCATAGGCAGCACGGTGGATTTGCAAAAGGCAAAGTTTCAGTTTACATATACGGCAGGTGAAGATATCATAAGCAAGCAGTACAAAAATGTGAAGCGTGTGTATGGTGACTATGAAGCGGTAGGCTACACGATTAATCCAGACACACTACCAAGTGATTTTGCCATTGGTGAGCAGAAGATACAACTCACTATGCAATCAACTCCATGTGGTGTTGTCAATGGTAGCACGGTAATCATTCCGATGTTCATCAATGAGCAGTTGGAATTCGTTCAGCCGGGCATGCGCTGTTTATTTGAAGCAGGCGTTGTAAACATTGAATTGCTTAATGACAACATCGGTTTTCCCACGGTGACGAGTGTGCCTGTTCTCAATCACTACAGCCAAGTGATAGCTGATTTGGATGACTTCGACTTGAACTGGGCACCTGAAGTACCACCTTATGCAATCAATGCAAACCCGTACAACAACCTGTTCAATTTGTATTGGCGCACCTTTATGAATTCGCTTTATAGTCCTGAAGCACGCATGATGGAAGCATCGTTTGCGTTATCGTTAAAGGACATAGCTACCTTTCAGTTTAGCGACAAGATTTGGATTCAGGATAGTTATTGGCGCATCCTTGAGGTGAGCGATTACAAGGTGGGCGATGTGGAAAGCACAAAAGTAAAGTTGCTCAAGTTCTTGGAAGACACCGAGGATTGTTCAGCTATACCTTCAACCATATCAACCAATGGTGAAGTGAACTTTGTTGATGCCAACGATGACCCTGTCGCACCATCACAAGACTGCTGCACGCGATATGGTTACAATTGGGATGAGGCAAATGCAGTGTGCTGGGCGTTTACACCAAACGGCAACACGCGACCAAATAACATATCGGGCAATTCTACTACACCGGCTGTGCGTGAATTACCAACTGCGGCACAAACAAGGGGTGTCTTGAACTCAGTGATCAATGGGCAAAATGTAGACATTGAGGTAAACAACCAAAACACATTAGCCGTTGGTGAGCGATTGGCGTTGACCAAGAATGTCAATGGTAGCAATTTATTAGGTAAAAATGTTACGACAAATCTTCCCGGCATGCACGTGGGTGGGGGTTACAGAGCAGGCAACCCTGCGGCAACTGAAGACGGATGGGCGCAGTTTGGGCAGTTTGCTTTACATCGCTATCCAACCATTACGACATCAGGGCAGGTTTCAAATCTTTTCATTGAAGGCATCACAGGTGAATACATAGACATGCCCGATGATACGCTATGGAGTTGCATGCTTAACGTGACCATCAAAGATGCAACAGGGGCGAGCATATCAAGGCTTCTACACTTTACACTGGAGAAGGTAGGTGGTGTTGCAAGTGCGAGTGCTATCACAACCATAAGCACGATAGGTGCAATAGGTGCAAACGTGTTCACATTTGGAATAGACACAGCGACCAATCCTGATGAGCATCGAATAAATGTCACTTTCACGGGCGGCACTTATCCTGATGCCTTTGTCATCAATACATCATTGCAATACCAACAAAACAAAACAGCATAATGGACTCAATCAAAAACACAATGCGCTATCTTCAGTTAGGCATCAAAGCAAATCCACAACACAACCATTCGCTGCGTAAGTGGCAACGTGTGCTATGGTATGCAACGCTGTATGTATGGCGCACCTTCTTGTTTTTCGGACTTATCTATTTACTATCTAAACTTATTTACTAATGGCAGAGCCTATTGTTCGGAGTTTCGTAATCGACACCAGTGAGAGTGAACAGAATCTCAAAGAGTTATCAAATCAAATTGATTCGACCGCTGCAACAATTAACAGCGCATCGCAATCATTTAATTTAGACACAAATCAAAGCGAACAAAATCTAAAAGACTTAAACGCACAAGTCAAAGATTTGGGCAGTGATTTGAAGGAATTACCTAACGATGTTACTTTTCCGACCGAACCTTTTGAGAAAGCGAAAAATTCTTTAGATGATATTGGTGACAAAGCAGGAAGTGCTAAAGAGAAATTAGATGATTCTGCAAAGTCCGCAAAGAAGTTAGGTGAAAATGCTAAAGGTGCTGAATCAGGATTCAAGAAAGTAGGTGCTACCCTTAATAGTCTTGCTAAAGCCACAGGTGTAGTAGCGTTGTTGACCGCTGCGTTTAACACGGTCAAAAGTGTTATACAATCAACTCAACCAATTGCGGATGCATTTAGCGCAGCGTTTGGAACTTTTACGGATATAATTCGTGATGCCTTTACCTATATCAGTGAAAACGCAGGCACAGTAGTAAAATACTTTGAAGCAATCTTCAATGACCCGGTACAAGCTTTAAAAGATTTTGGTGATGCTATCGTTGAGAACTTGATTGAACGATTTAACTCGTTTCTTGATACGCTTGGATTTATTGCAGAAGGTATTAAGAATCTTTTCACTGGTGAATTTGATGCTGCACTTGAATCATTCAAGAATGCAGGTAAAGAATCGATTGATGTATTGACTGGTGTTAATGACACGGTAGATCGTGTAACTGATGCCGTGGTTGAAGGTGCAACTGCTTTTGCGAATT